TATAAGCCGGAAGCGGCAAAGATGGAGGCTTTTCGGATGGTGAAGGCGAATATTGAGCAGGGAGTGCGGGTATGAATTGGCGCATTGACACCACAGCCAAACCAGTGGCATGATGACCTTGTTCCTCATTGTTGTCTCCCAACTTAGCCCCGCGCCGTAAAAAGCGCGGGGCTTTTTTGTTTGCGTTGCAAGCATTGGCGTAATGTGGTACTTACGGACCGGACACAGGAGAGCAAAATGACAATCAACAAATTCCGCAGCATTCTCTACGCAACCGCAAAATATAGCGGAGACGTTCAGGCCGTCACGTCAAAGCGCAAGGGGTCTATCTCGCGTAGGATCATGCGCCGGATTGCTGGATACTTCACGGGACGCGCGCTGGGCGGGATGTTTCGGTGATGCACGCAGGCGGACGCCCAACAAAATACGACCCTGCATATTGCGAAGATATTATTGCATTTATGTCGGAAGGATACAGCGTAACGGCATTTGCTGGCAGCATTCTGGTTTCGCGCGCCACGGTGTATCTTTGGGTCGATGCGCATCCTGAGTTTATGGACGCCCTAAAGACAGCACAAGCCGCCTCCGCTGTTTGGTGGGAAAACTGCCTGCGAAATAACGCGCAATCAGGCGAGGGGAATGCGACCGCTGCAATCTTCGGTCTGAAAAACCGCGTGGCTGATGACTGGCGAGACAAGCGCGATGTTGACCTATCCAGCAGCGACGGCAGCATGACGCCAACGCGCGAAATGTCGGACGCGCAGTTGCAGGCGATTATTGAAGCCAATGCAAAGCCCAAGTGACGCCGCCCAGGAACTGCTAGACCGCCGCCATGCCCGCCGAGACCTGCTGGCGTTCATCCAATACATGAACCCTGATTACATCGTGTCGCAGTTTGCCATTGATGTGTGCCGCGACCTTGGCCAGTTCTACCTAGATGTAGAGGCGGGCAAGCGGCCCGTGCTGGTGTTTGAAGCGCCGCCGCAGCACGGAAAGTCGGAGATAGTCAGCCGCAACTATCCCGCATGGTTATTTGGGCAGAACCCTAACCTGTCAATCGGTGGGCTTTCATACGGGTCCGACCTTGCCAGCGACATGAACCGCGACATTCAAAAGATTATGATGGCGGATTCATACGCGCGCCTATTCCCAGAGGCATCGCTAAACCTAAAGCGCGTGGTCAACGTAGGTGTAGAGGCCAAGCGAAACAGCGAATCCTTTGAGATTGTAGGCCATGCGGGCCGATACATCGCGCAGGGCGTGGGTGGTCCTCTAACAGGCAAGCGGCTGGACATTGGCATCATTGACGATCCGGTCAAGAACGCTCAAGAGGCCCTATCACCCGCTACGAAAAAGAGCATCTGGAACTGGTATCAGTCAACGTTCAAAACGCGACTATCAAAGAACAGCGGGCAGATAATCATGGCAACGCGATGGGCGCTTGATGATTTATCTGGGCGCGTACTTGAATCGGACGTGAGGGCCAAGCGCATTACGTTCCAGGCAATCAACAAGCATGACGAAGCCCTAGTGCCGGATCTGCACCCAGTGGAAAAGCTACTGGAAACCAAGGCGGGCATGTCGGAGTTTTTCTGGTCGGCCTTGTATCAGCAAAACCCAATCACGATTGGCGGCGGCATCTTTAAGGATGAATGGTGGCAGTATCTAAGAGCGCCGCCTGCAATCGAGTGGCGCGGCATCTATGCGGATACGGCCCTGAAAACCAAAGAGGCAAACGATTACTCGGTGTTTCAATGCTGGGGCAAGACGCAAAACGGGCAAGCGGTTTGTTTGGACATGATCAGAGGCAAGTGGGAAGCGCCGGAATTGCTTGTGCAGGCGCGCGCTTTCTATGCCAAGCACAAGGTGGTATTAGGTCTAGGCACGTTGCGTCACATGAAGGTTGAGGATAAGGCAAGCGGCACGGGCTTGATCCAAACGCTAAAGCGTGAGGGTATCCCGATTCTTGCAATCCCGCGCCATATTGACAAGCTGACGCGCTCACACGACGCATCCCCTTTAATTCAGAACGGAAACGTGATACTCCTAGAAGGACTGCCACACTTGTCTGATATGCTTGCAGAGGCATCGGCATTTCCAAACGGCTCACATGATGATACGATCGACCCCATGATGGACGCGATAGACGATATTTGTCGCGGATCTACCCAAACATTCGGAGTGCTATAAATGTGGCCATTTTCCAAACCGCTTGAAGCCAAGGAGAACCCCGTAGGCGCTGCCTTCATGGTTTCATCGGGGCCAGTCTGGGCGCGGCAAGGTAGCAAGCGAAACTACGTTGACGAAGGCTATCAGATGAACGTGATCGTGTATCGCGCCATCCGAGAGATCGTTCAGGCTGCGGTTTCTATCAAGGTTGAGCTGCACCAGGGCGACAAGATCCTCGACACGCACCCCGCGCTAGACCTGCTCAAGCGGCCTAACGTGCTGCAATCCTATGGCCAGTGGGTTTCAGAAATGATCGTCAATCGCAACCTCTTTGGCGAGACGTTTGCCGTTGGAACGGTTGGCCCCAAGTTCGCTGAACTGTGGCCAATGAACCCGCTTGACATGGTGATTAAGCCAAGCACCTACGGCATACCATTGGCCTATTGCCATGAGAAGAACAGCAAGGAACAGTATTTCGCCGTTGACCGGATCACGGGCCGGAGCGATGTGTTCTTTCTCAAGATGTATAATCCTAACGACTATTGGCGCGGGCAATCGCCCCTCATGGCTGCTGCCCTTGCCGCCGATACTCACAACGCGGGCAGCAAGTGGAACTATTCGCTGCTGCGAAACAGCGCGCGCCCGTCCGGCCTGATCCGGTTCAAGGGCGGCTATCCTGCGGGCGAGATGATTGCGCGCATGAAGGAATACTTCAAGGACGCGCTTCAAGGCGCAGACAATAGCGGATCGGTGCCGATGCTTGCAGATGATGCCGAGTTTGTGGAGATGTCCAAGACGCCCGTTGACATGGATTTCCTGAACAGCATGCGTGAGACTGGCAAGTATGTCGCAAGCGCGTTCGGCGTGCCATTGCCGCTGATCGACAATGACGCCTCGACGTTCAACAACTACGAGCAGGCCAAGGAGCGGCTCTACACCGATACCGTGATTCCGATGATGCAGGAGTTTATCGGCGCGCTTGGCCACTGGATGCTGCCCGCGTATGGCGATGGCCTAGAGTTCAAGCTAGACCTTGACAGCATCCCGGCGCTGGAAGGCTTGCGCGAAAAGATGTTTGCGCGGTCCGTGCTGGCGTTTGAAAAGGGAGTGCTGACCCGTCAGGAAAGCCGGATAATGATGGGCTTCCCGGCTGAGGGTGAAGGCGAGTTCAACCCGGCAATGGCGGCAGGCATGTTTGACCTGCCAGCGGATGAACTCAAGGCGTTGGCATACGGGCTTGCTGACCTTGAGCGCAAGTAAATGGCCCGCACCCCCGCATTCATCACGCATGACCCCAAGCGCGAGGCACAGATACAATCTCGCTTGTTGGACGCGCTTGAGGCAAGGTTCCGGCGCAGGATTGCCAAGGTGATGTCCAAGGAAGCGGCTGGCCTGCTGGCACGCTACCGTGAATTAGGCTTTGTGCCACCACCCGATAATGACGACGAGCGGGCAGTGCGTGACGTCTACATGGAAATCGGCCTGCGATCTGCGCGAGTGTTTGGCGCACGCGTGATAGGCGACGGCAAGGCGCGGGGCCATGTGCTTGAGGTCAAGTTTTCATTCGCGGAATTCTTCCGGTCGGTGGCAACGGGATGGATCAATCAAGAGGCAATCCGCAGGCGCATTACCAGCGTCACAGAAACCACACGCGCAGACATTGTAAGGCAGGTAGCAGCGGGGCAGGCTGATGGTCTAGGTGTTGACGCCATAGCGCGCAACGTCGCCAAGCGTGTGCCATCCATTAGCCGGATGCGTGGCGCGTTGATTGCCCGCACGGAAACACACGGCGCGGCAAACTATGCCATGCACGAAACCGCAAAGCAGACCGGCCTAACGCTAGTCAAGGAATGGGTCGCGGATGAGGGCGAGCGCACGCGGCCTGACCATGCCGAGGCAAACGGGCAGACCGTGGCAATGGATGAACCGTTTATGGTCGGCGGTGAGCGGCTGATGTATCCTGGCGATTCATCGGGCAGCGCGTGGAACACCATCAACTGCCGATGCGTATCAATTCAGCGCGTGGCCGATCCTGATTTTTAACGCTGCACAGCATAGGGTTTGCAACTTTGCAAAACTGTGCTAAGACTTTGCAAACGGCTGTCGTGAGACACCCTATTCCCTTTGATGGAGCTACCGCGCATGTCGGACGCCACCGCATACCTCGAACGCAAAGACAGCGCTGCCCCCTTTGAGGTCAAGCTGGCCCCGTTGCAGATCAAGGCTGGGGTTGAGGATGACGACTTTCTCACAATTTCAGGCTATGGCAGCGTCTTTGGCAACGAGGACCTAGGCGGCGATCTGGTTATGCAGGGCGCGTTCCTTGACAGCATTGCCAGCGGTCGCAAGGTTAAAATGCTCTACCAGCACGACACTATGCAGGTTATTGGCGTTTTTGACAGCATGTCGGAGGATAACTACGGCCTCAAGATGCAAGGCCGGATCAGCAAGAAGTTTGGCAAGGGTGCAGAGGTTGCGGAGCTGATCAAGATGGGCGCGATTGAAGGACTGTCGATAGGCTATCGCACCAAAGAATATGCAATGGACGAGGAAACGGGGCAGCGCAAGTTGACCAAGCTGGACCTGTTTGAAGTTAGCGTGGTGACGTTTCCCATGAATGAACTCGCCAGCATTACCGCCATGAAATCAGAAAACATCACGGAGCGCGACATTGAGCGCACGTTTAAGGATATGGGCTACTCGAACCGCATGGCTAAGGTCATGGCGGGTAGTGCATGGAAGGGCCGAGACGAGGTTCTGCGGGATGCAGACAAGTCCGTTCCTGAAGTTGATCAGCGGGACGTTGACGACCTCAAATCACTTTTGAAATCAATCACGCAAACGAAAGGGACATTAAATGTCTGACTTTGCAGAAATCAAAGGGCTGGTTGAGAAGATCAATCCCGTCCTTGTTGAACTACGCGGAGAGATTGACGGCCTGAAAGCAAAAAAGCCCGTTGATGTCGTGACCGAAGAAAAGCACACCAGAATGGCCGACGCCATTACTGCCCAAATGGCAGAGATGCAGGCCAAGCAAGCCAAGATCGAGGCCGCGTTGCAGCGCCCCGGTTCTGACGGCAAGAGCGACCGCGACACCGAGATTGAAACCAAGCACGGCGAGGCGTTCCAGTCTTACATGCGCACTGGCCAAATGCCTGCCGGGTTCAAGGTTTCGTCTGACGGTATCGAAATCAAGGCCATGTCTACGGACGTGAATCCTGACGGCGGTTATCTGGTGCGGCCTGAGCTTTCCAATACGATCATCACGCGCATCTTCGAAACGTCGCCACTTCGCGCCGTTGCCAATGTTGATCGTACCGGGTCCAAGTCCATCGACATTCTGATTGACGATCAGGAAGCCGCTGCGCGATGGGCTGGTGAAGGTGCATCTGGTGGTGCTACTGACACGCCAGAGCTTGGCCAGAAAGTTCTGACTGCGCACAAGATCGAAGCCGATCCGCGCATCACTACCGAAATGCTTGAAGATAGCTATCTCAATATTGAGGCTTGGCTTTCTGGCAAGGTTGCGGACAAGTTCGCGCGCACGCAAAACACCGCATTTCTTGTCGGCACTGGTGTAGGCCAGCCCCGTGGGTTCCTGACCTACCCGGCACAGGCAACGTCCGGCACCTACGAGCGCGGCGCGATCAACCAGGTCAACATGGGTTCGGCTGCTGCGCTGAATGCTGATGGCCTAATTGCCCTGCAAAACTCGCTCAAGGAAGCGTATCAGCCTGCCGCCGTGTTCGGCATGAAGCGCGCCACCTTTGGCCAAGCGTTGAAGCTGAAAGGGGCTGACAATTACTTCTTTAGCCCGGTTCTGTTGCGTGATGGGCAGGCCACCATGCAGCTTCTGGGCAAGTCGGTTGTGTTCATGGATGACATGCCAGCAGTCGGTGCCAATGCTCTGGCAATTGTATATGCCGACTTCGGGACGGCATATACAATCCTCGACCGTGTGGGGGTGCAGGTTCTGCGCGATCCCTTCACAAACAAAGGTTTCATCACATACTACACAACCCAACGTGTCGGCGGTGATGTGACCTCCTTTGACGCGATCAGCATCGGAAAGGTAGCCGCATAATGGCACAGTTTGATACACGCAACGACGCGGAATACGGGCTTGCTCTTGGCGCTGTTCTGTCTGGCACCGCAAAGGCATCCGGCCCATGGATCGACATGCAGGGCTGGGAAGCGGTGACTTTCTCCGTCGCCACTGGCGTTGTGACCGATGCAGGCGCGGCTGGTGGGTTCGCTTTCCAAATGGAGGAAAGCGACACAACGGCAGCTGCTGATGCGACTGCGGTTGCTGACGACGATCTGATCGGGCTGGAATCGGCGTTGACTGTTACGGCAGACACCGACGACAACAAGCTGATTGGATCCATCGGCTATCGTGGCGGCAAGCGTTACGTTCGCATGACTGCCACAGGCACAACCGGCACAGACGCCGCTGTCAGTGTGGCTGCCATCAAGCGCATGGGCGCGGTAATGGGCGTTGCGTCGATTGACGCAGGCACATCTGCCACCTGATCTTAGCGAGGGGCTGGCCACGGCTGGCCCCTTTCATAAGGACAGGAGACCCCCCATGACAGAAGTAAAGATGATCCGCACGGTTCCTGTCTCGCTGGACGGCTTGCGTGTGCAAACGTGGCACGCCGGATCGGTTCAACGCGCGCCTGATGACTTGCTGCTGATCCTGATTGACCTTGGCGCTGTTGAGGTGATTGAAAACAAGGCGCTATCTGGCGCACCGGAAAACAAAAGGCAGCGCAAGTGAGGTACAACCGCAAATCCGCTTATGTCACGGTATCAGATGACAGCCCTGCAATCAGCACGGCGCTGATGAAGTCTTTTCTGCGCGTTGACGGCGATGGCGACAATGATATCATCGCGGCCTACGTCACAAGCGCGACTGAGGCGGTGAAGCAATATACTTGCACGGCGATCTTGACGGAAACGTTCGTGTTCAAGGCTGATGGCTTTGTGCAGGGTGGCGGTGACGATAGGCTGATGGCGTTGGGGCCGGGCGTTCACACCGGATCGCGGCCCTATATTCTGGGCGGCGGTGATACGTTTGACGTAGCATTCCCGCCGATGCAATCAGTCACAAGCGTTGTGACGTTTGATCGAGGCAACAACGCGCGCACGTTTGACAGCGCGGGCTATCGGGTTGACCTGCAAAGCGGGCGGATCTACCTCAACGAAGGGGTGACATTCCCAACGGACTTGCGCGCGCAAGACGCGGTGCAGATCACTTATGTTGCGGGCTATGGATCTGGCAGCATCCCTGCGCCGATCCTTGAGGCTATCCGTATGTACGTCACGCAGCTATATGACGGGTGCGCGGGCATGACTGACGAGGCGCGGCGGATGCTGGCACCCTATCGGCGCATGGATGAACTGGCGTGGTAGGCTGTTGTTCCAAATACAACGCGCGGATGCTGAGTGAACCTATCGAGTTCCAGCGCATGACGCGCACAGGCGATGGCGCGGGCGGCTTTACTGAGGGCTGGGCGGCTATCACTGGCGCACCCACGCGGGGAATGGTCACGGCGCTATCCGGCAGTGAGCGGTTCCAATCGCAGCGCACTGAGGCCACGGCGTCGCACAAGATTGTGGTGCGCTACAACGCGGGGCTGACCACTGTTGATCGTGCCGTTATTCGCGGTCGGGCGTATCAGGTGCGGTTTATCAACAACGTGGATTTTGACGATAAGTGGCTGGAAATCAGCGCGGAAGTCGGGGTTGCGGTATGAGCCTAGAGCTAAAGATTGAAGGCATGGTCGAACTTCAGGCCGCGTTGCGCAAGGCCAGCGCAGAGGCGCAAGAGGCGGTCGGGGTTGCGGTGATAGGCACGGCTATGGAATTGCGCGGCGATATTGTGAAGCGCATTCAGGGCGGGCCTGCGTCCGGCGCGGTTTATACAAGAGGCGGCGTGTCGCATCAAGCATCCGCACCCGGCGAGGCACCCGCGAGCGACACAGGGCGGCTGGCGGGCAGTATCACGTTCGACAAAACTGGCCCTATGTCCGCAACGGTTGGCAGTGATCTAGTATATGCGGCGGCGCTAGAGTTTGGAAGTGGGCGCATTGACCCTCGCCCCGCATGGGTTCCCGCGATTGAAAAGATCACGCCAAAATATATTGCCAGACTAGAAAAGGCTTTGGGGAGTTCTTTCAAATGACAGCACCAACATGGGGCGATCTTCGGCAGGCACTATACACGCGGATTGATGCGCAGCTAACGGCTGACGTGTGGTCTCCAAAAGCACCGCAAAATTCAGAGGGCGAAATCAGCACGCCGTTTCCTTATGTCGTGATTGTTCAGGCTACGGAATCGCCGTTCAACACGTCCGGCACGCGCGGGTCTCAATTCGTGGTGCAGATTGACGGATACGCGAGATCCACAGCGGGCCAATCCAGCGAACAGGCTATTGCGGCGCTATCATCGCAAGTTCGGGACGCGCTGGAATGGTACGAGCTGACCGGAACGGGCGTCGTGTGGGTGGATACCGAGTTCGAAACCATGTCTCTTGGCTGGTCTGATGACGGAAAAACGCGGCGTTTTGTTTCGATCTACCGCGTGACACTGGACGAAGTAGCATAGCACTTTGCAACTTTGCAAAACCGTGATATGAGTTTGCAAAGTTTAACCCTAAAAGGAACTTATCATGGCAGCTTCAAACGGTCGCGCTGTACTCATTGCAATCGGGGGCACCAGCCTTGCAGACGAGTTGCGCACAAAGACGGTATCTTTCGCGGGTGAGTTGGTGGACGTAACCACTGATGGTGATAGCGGGTGGATGACCACGCTGGACGCCGCGTTCAACAGCCAAATGGTCACGATTGCGCTCGACGGCGTTTTGAAGGCCGCCACGCTTTCCGACATGGCATTTACGGGCACTCAGGAAACAATGACAATTACAATCGGCGGGCTGTTCACACTGGATGGTGACTTCCAATTCCAGTCAGGCTTTCAAATCGGCGCGCCATACAACGGCGAAACAACATTCTCCGGCACCCTGCAATCTGTCGGCGTCATTACTAAAGCGCCCGTGTAAATGAGCGTTTTCCGAGAGCAGTCGTTCGATTATGAGGGGGAAAGCCTTACATTTATTCCATCCTTGGCATTGCTAAAGCGCATCAAGGTGCGCGGCATTAACAATGTTATGCTTGCAAACAAGTGTATCAACGGCGGCGTGGATCTTGAGGATCTGGCCGCAGTGCACTTTGAAATGGTCCGAGCTGCCGGTGGGCAATGCACAGAAGATGAAAGCTACGGCTTCCTGACCGGCGGTGATCAGGCCGAAATCTTCAGCTTTCAACAGGCGTATATTTCATCCGTGCTGCCGAGCGTGGACTTTGGAAAAAAGCCAGAGGGCCAAAAGGCGCAGCCCGCGAAGAAGAAGCGCAAGGCGAACCGGAAGACCACGACCTGAATACGCTTTACTGCATCTGCCGTGGGTGGGGTATATCGCCGGGTGAGATATGGGGGATGACCATTTCGGAAATCTTGCACGAGTTTGAGTGGAAGCGCCCGCATCAAAAAACAGACTACGCGGGCGGAATGAGCGAACACGAACTGGACGCGATAAAGGCAGACAGCGCAGCCCTACGCGCGGAAATGGAAGCGAAAAAGCATGGCACTGCCCCCACTTCTAGTTAATATCAACGGCGATTCTAGCGGGCTGGATAGCGCGCTGGGCAAGGCGGGCAAATCCCTCAAGAACCTTGGAGTGATCGCGGGGGCGGCTGCGGTTGCCGTTGTTGGGGGGCTTGCCGCGATGACAGCGGCGGGCCTGCGCAACGTAGACACAAACGTAAAGCTGGCGCGGTCGATGGACGGCACCGTAAACGCGCTGACCGCTGTGCAGATTGCGGCGGGCTATGCGGGTGTTTCCGTGGGCGAGGCTAACACATCAATGCAGACGCTCAACCGCGAGCTGGCCAGTGCGAATGAGGCGGGTTCACCAGCGGCTAAGGCGCTTGAACGGCTAGGCATGTCGGCTGCGGCTCTAAGCGCGCTTGATACAGACGACCGGATGGCGTCAATCGCTGACCGCGTTAAGGAGTTGGGACTGTCTTCGTCGCAAGCGTCCGACATTCTGCGGGATCTTGGCGTGCGGTCGCGGAACATGGCGCTACTGATGATCCAAGGCGGGGACGCTATCCGTTCCGCGCGCGAGGAAGTCACGGCGTTTGGCCTTGAATTGACCGATGCGCAAACGGCTGGCATTGAAAGCGCAAACGATGCGGTTGCGCGCATGTCGCTTGTTTTTCAGGGGATGTCGCAAATGCTAGCGGCAGAGGTTGCGCCTGTTTTGCAGGTCATGGCGGATCGGTTTAACGCTATTGCCAGTTCGGAAGCTACGCAGGAAGCAATCCAGCGGGTTGTTACCGCGTTTGGACAGCTTTCGGAAATCATATTATCAGAGGACTTCATGGGCGCTGCGGCGTCTGGCCTTGCTATGATTGCGGGCGCGGCGGCGGACCTCGCCCAGGGCATGGTTTATCTTTCGCAGAATACGGATATTTTATATGCTGGCATGGGCGTCCTAATTGGCGCGGCCATTGCTTTGGGTGGGCCGCTCACTGTTTTGGTGGGTATCATCGGGCTTGCTACAGCGGCATACTATACACTAAAGGGCGCAACAAAGGGCGCTTCTGACGCGTCTAATGTGATGACCGTAGCCATGGGCGACGAAATCACGCAATCGCAACTGCTAGATCGCGCGCTTGCAACAAACGGCCAAATGTCTGTAGAGGTCGCAAAGGTTAAGCTGGCGGAAGCACAGGCGCGCTACGAAAACGTCAGTGCAATCATCGCAGAGAACCGCGCGCTTGCGTTAAACGGATCATCATATACCAACCTGACCACGAGCATAGACACGGCGCAGGATGCAATGCGAGGCCTTGGCGAGCGCACAGTGATGAACTCCGCCAGCTACGACGAAACTGAGCAGACGCTTGCAGATCAAATCGAACGCCGCCAACGTCTTCTGGATGTTGATGAAGCGGCTGCTGAACAGTTGGTGAGAACGCAGGAAAACATTAACAGCCTGACAGATAAGATTGCCAACTCGACTGGAGGCATGGTTACGACTGGCGACGGTGCAGTCGTGCCCATTACGCCAACCGCACCCGGCACGGGCACAGGCGGCGGCGGCCCAACCGCTGGCGTAGGTAGCGCGGGCGCTGTCACAAACGAAATGCAGGCGCGCCTCGACGCATTGACGCAAGGCATGATGACCGAAGCCGAGACTGTACAGGAATGGTATGAGGCGGGCGATGAAACATTGCGGGCGGCACTTGACGCGGAGTTGATTACGCGCGCGGAATATGACGAGCAAAAGCTGCGCCTTGAGCAGGAACATCAAGAAAAGCTTGGCAAGATCAAGGGCCAAGAAATGGAGGTCACAAAGGGCGTTCTTGATCGGGTGGCGGGCCTTATGCAGACAAGCAATGCTAAGCTGTTTAAGATCGGGCAGGCGGCGGCAATCGCACGGGCGACCATATCGGGATACGAAGCTGCGGTGGAAAGCTATAAGTGGGGGGCAGCACGCGGCGGGCCTGCACTTGGCGCGGCTCTTGCTGCGGTATCGCTTGCGCAAACGGGCGCGATGATATCCAGCATCGCCAGCCAATCCCCAAGCGGTTCCAGCGGCGGCGGTGGGGGTGGCGGCAGTGCAGGTGGTGCATCGGCGGCAACAGCGCCACCACAAGCCCCGCTAGAAGCGCGCGTGACGGGATTCGGCCCTAATGACCTGTTCAACGGTGGGGTCGTTACAAGCCTGTTTAACAAGCTGCAAGACGAAGCTGGCGACCGTGGCCTAAGAGTGAGTTTTGCAACATGAGCATTTATATCAGCCCCGCATTGGCATCGACGCTATCCACGGCAGGCACGTCAAACAATCCCGTTATTGCGTGGGATAATCTGGCAAAGGATCGTGCTGCCGTAACAGCGTTTGGAACAGTGGTGCAGTCTCTTGATTTTGCGTTCACAGGCACCACATACGACCGTGCGGTAATTACTCCGGCATCCAGCCAAGCAACGATAGAAGTAGACTTTGGTAGCAATACATCTATCTCGTTTGCATCGGTTGCAGCGCACAATCTTGGCGATGTGGCTAACGCGTTTCGTATCCAGTATAAGGTTTTAGTAGGCGATGCGTGGACCGACAGTGGGGCTGGGGTAGCCCTTCCGACAGACAACCAAGCGGTTGCATTTTACTTCGCGGCGGTGTCGGCACGGTATTGGAGAATATTGGCCACCACTGTGACGGCGAACCTTGAAATCGGCGTGTTCTTTCTGGGCAATCCCGTCACGCTGCCCCGCACTATCTATCAGGGGTACGCGCCGCCAATCACGGCTAACGTGGTCGATCTGCAATCGCGGGTGTCAGAGGGCGGGAACTTGCTTGGGTCTTCTGTGGTGCGCAAGGGGTCGACTGCGGCGGCATCCCTAACGCTGGTGGAGGATAGCTATCTGCGCGCGGATGCTTGGAAGGCGTTTCAGCGTCACTTCAACACTGGTGGCGGGTTCTTCTGGGCATGGCGTCCAACAAAATACAGCGATCTATTCTACGCTTGGCGGTCGGGCGGCGTGATTGCCCCAAGCAACACCGGACCCAAAGCGCGGATGGCGTTTGATATGTCTATGAGGTTTTACGATGACGCTTAGTCTTGAGCCGCTGCAAATTGTAGAGATCGACATCGACTATTGCGATCTGGTCTACGGCACAGGCGCTTGCACCGCTGTTCTCGGAACGGACGGCGCGGCGAAGTGCTTTAACACATTCAAGACGTGCCAAGACAGGCCAAATTTTGCCAAGGGGACCAAGACAATCCGTTTTGCAATGAACCAAAGCGGCATACCCGGCGGCGTGCTAGTTTACCCTGCTATATCGGGTCCGGTCACTACCAACCCCGCAACAATCAACCTTGGCGGGTCTGATAACCGCACGGGCGCGCTGGGCAAACGCGCACGGGTTACGATCAACTTGCAGGACTTTCTCGACAGCGACCTGTTGCTGGATAAATACCAGTCAGAGCGCAAGAGCGGTGCAGCACTGGCCAGCGGCGTAGGTTATGACCCATACGGTCGCGGCACGTTCTTTGGGCGACTACGGGCGCGGTTTCCGTACTATGTGGGTCGGGCACTGCGGGTCAAGGAGGGATATGTCGGGCAGGCATTGGCCAGCATGGTTACGCGCAACTATATCATTGACGAATGGGACGGGCCGGACATTAACGGGCGCGTCACAATCATTGCCAAGGACGTGCTGGACCTTGCGGACAATAAAAAGGCGCTGGCACCTGCGGCAAGCCAAGGCAAGCTGGGGGCGGACATCACTGATGCTTACCTCGGCACGGTCACGCTCACCCCGCCTACCGTTGGCGATGATTACGCGGCCAGCGGCAAAGCGTCGATTGGCAGCGAGGTAGTCACATTCACGCGGGCAGGCGATGTTGTGACGATCACGGGGCGCGGGCTAAACGGTTCAGATGTTGCCAGCCACTCCGAGGACGATCTATTCCAGCAGTGTTTTGCGGTAGAGGGCCAGACGATCCCCGATGTTGTTGCGGACTTGCTGGAGAATTACGCGAATATTGATCCATCATGGCTGGATACGGCAAACTGGAACACGGAGGCGCTGCGGTGGCTTGCTGGTTTTGATATGAACGCTGTAATCACGAAGCCCGTGGGCGTCTTGAGCCTCATCACGGAACTGTGCGAGTTTGGCGTGGTGTTTTGGTGGGATGACGTGGCCCAGCTTATCCGCATGCGTGCAAACCGCCCCGCTGACTTTACCGAAACAATCCCAGACATCACGGACCGCGCGTCTATTATTGAGGGCAGTCTTGGGAATAAAGACTTGACCGAAGCGCGCATTAGCCGCGTTTTGTTTTGGCACGGGCAGATTGACGTTACCGGATCGGCAACGGGCGGCGCTAACTTCAGGCGCGTGTTTGTTCCGCTCGACGCCAGTAGCGAGGGGCCAAACGAATATAATCAGGTATCGGCGTTTGAGGTGTTTAGTCGATGGCTTGGCACTGGCGATGACAGTGTAGCTGGTACGGTGGCGACCCGACTGCAAAACAGAT